ACGGGGATGTAGGTTTTGCTGGGTTCAATAATAGGCTTAGACCTGATCAGCTACAGGGCGGGATGCTGGTTGACTCCCAGAACATTCGACTGGATCGCAATGGTGAAGCACAAGTCCGCAAGGGTATTGAGGTCATTGAAGCCCCGTTTGCCGTAGGTGGCACTGTGCTTAGACTGCCGACTGATGCAGAGCTTGATAATGGAAGCACGACCATGCTTCCTACGACTATTGAATCAGCTAGCCTTGTTGGTGCTGATAACCAGGCTAACATTATCATTAATGACCCAGCCGTAGAAGCTGGTCATACATTTGCAGCGGACGATGTTGTTGCCGTAGAGGGTCTTGGACCCCCTACTGGATCATCTTCTTTTACTGTTGATCCTAATTCGGTTGCGCCTGGCAGCGATCCACTGGTAATTACATCATTAAAGACTTTAGTATCCGTTACTGCTAATGCTATTGCGTCTAGTAGTATTTCTAAAGGAAAAATTTATACAATTAAAACCGTAGGCAGTACTAACTTTGTGGCTATCGGCGCATCTGCCAATACGGTAGGTGTTACATTTACTGCTAACGATGCGGCTTCTGGAAGCGGTACAGTTACAAATACCAAGACACTCAAATATGCCCTGTCGGGTAGTGATGAGACTTACACCGCACCAATTGTTTTACCCCAAGCATTGGAGTTCACTCTGAATGCAAATACAGAACAGGCCGTCATTGGTTTTAACATGATATTTGACGAAGGGTCCGTTACTGAGGTCTATGCCAGTACTGCGTTCAGTGACCCCAATGACAATGCAAGTCAGTATCTCCTCATTGCCTCCAATTTAAAGGTTGTTACTAAGAACCTATCTACGGATGCAACTGTCGAGATTGCCTATCCATCAGGAGAAACCGTACCACCGCAATCATCAATGCTCCAAGCGTTCAATAAGGTGTTCATCTTCCGCAAGGGTCAAGTCGCAATGGAGTGGGATGGTTCCTTTAGCACCGTTACGCCAGGTGACTTTGAGATAGGTAGGACCTACACAATAACCTCAATCGGAGGATCTCCAAACTTTACAGGAATTGGTGCTTCGGCAAATACAATAGGTGTTACTTTTACTGCTACTGGTGGAGGTTCTGGAACCGGCACGGCCACATCTGCATTCTCCAAGGTAGCAAGCGGAACTTATGAACAGCCTGTTTCAATTGCTTCTTCAGTAAAAGATTTTTCTATTATAAATTCTGTTGGTTCGTTGCACACCTCTCAGTCATTTATCTTTGGTAATACTTTAATTATGAGTGACGATGGTCCTACAGCTTCCTGTGGATTAATAGTACCATCTCAATTTTTAGTCCAAAGAGTATTTTCTGCGGGTAGCACTGTTGCCGTCAGTGGAGTTTCGGTAAGCGGTACTACTATTACTGTTACAACGGGTACGGCACACGGTCTTTCCTTGAATCAAACCATTACCTTTGCCGCCTTGGACGCTGGTTTAAATGGCAATAATGCTGTCTCAAAGGTAAATAGTACTACCGAGTTTGAGGTAGAAGTTGCATCAACATTTACTGCATCTGATGTTACTGGCACAGTTGCCCCAGCGGCGGGTATTAGTTTTGTTGTATCCCCTGGATCAATTTTCAATGCTAAAACATCAGCCGAAGTTCGTGCATCTAACCCAATTTTTATAAAACAATTATCCGTAGGTCTTGGGTTCACCCATATGCCTGCCCCAGAATTTGCTGTCTACCATCAGCGTAGACTGGTTATGCCCTTTCAGTTCTCAGTCAATGAAAGTGCGAACTCATATACATCAAGGGGAATCCTTGATGAGGTCATTGCTTCCGACATTCTGGACTCCGATACATATGATCAAATCTACGCTCAGTACAGATTCAACGCAGGTGAGGCTGACTTTACTGTAGGTCTGCACTCCTTTTCCGAGGACAACCTAATGGTGTTCAATCGTAACAGCATTCACTTAATATCTAACACAACTGCGTTGCAATCAGCTAGCACTAAACTATTGACCGACGAGGTTGGTTGCATAGCTCGTCAGACTATTACACAGGTAGGTAATCAAGTCATATTCCTGTCCGATAATGGTGTTTACAGTACTCAGTTCTTTGATGAGTACAACCTTCGTGGAACCGAGACTCCACTGAGTGAACCAATTAACGAGACAATCAAGAGAATCAACAAGGATCAAAGCACCCAGGCTGTAGCTGTTTACTTTGACAATCGTTACTTTATTGCTGTACCTTTGGATGATGCCCTTCGCAATAACGCTATACTTATCTACAACTTCTTGAACAAACAATGGGAGAGCATTGATAATGTTGATAGCGAGGACTGGGACATTGAGAACTTAATAGTTGCTGGTGAAGGAAGCCAGAGAGGTGTTTACGCTATTAATCGACTAGGCGGTATTCACAAGATAGATGCCCGTTTACAGGGTGATGACTTAATAAACGTAAGCATTGGAAGCTCTAATTTAACTAGGGATGTTAAGGGAAGTATCACTACTCGTCAGTATACATTCGGCAACATGACCAGAAAGAACTGGAAGGAGTTCCAGATGCACGTAGAAAGTAGTGCGGATAATAATAGTAACTTTGACCTATCGGCGGAGACAGAGAATCCGGACGGTACATTTGAACTAGGAACCCTTAATAGCTTCAATGGTAACGCTGATTTGCTGAAGGCAGAGGATGTGTCCATCCGTGGTAGAATAGGTAACCGCAGAGGACACGGGATTCAATTCACAGTAAACAATACACAAGGACGACCAAGAATTAGGTCACTACAAACTCAAGGATCAACCTCCTTTAGATCAACACAGAAAGCAGAATAATGGCATCACCTATAGTAAAAGGACAGGCGTTTGGCACAACCGAAACAGTAACCGCAACTAAGTTGCAGAACATTGTTGATAACGCAGCATTTAAGGACTTCGACGGAAGCACGGAAGTATTCAATGTAAGTGGTTCAACCGACATTGGAACCTGTGTACTTGCTGGTGGTCTAGCAGTTAAGACTAGCACTGGCCAGCTGCAAATTAAGGACAATGGTGTTACACTGGCAAAGATGGCGACTCAAGCCGATCAGACAGTCCTTGGAAATGTATCGGGTGGGACTGCTGTTCCTACTGCTGTGCCTATAGTTGGAGCTTCGGGTGTCTTAAAGAACGATGACGCACTAGGAACTAGTGATACTCAAGGAGCGACGCAGGGTAATATCAAGGCGTATATTGACGAGTATGCCTTAAAATACAGCGGGGCTACAGGTAGCAGTCTACAGGTAAGTGGATATTCTACATATAGAGATTTGGATTTATCTTCGGTCGTTGGATCAAATCGTGCATTAGTTATAATGCAAGTTTTTGGTGGAAATACCTCAACCAATACATATTTTAGGACAAAAGGGACATCAGTAAAACCATTTGGTAGTTCAAATGACTCTGGGTTTGGTGCAAGCGGCGGAGTCATAGGACCAGCGGGTACAGATGGTGATGGATATACTTGTGTGGTTATTACAGATGAAAATGGTGTTCTTGAATATACTGGGGGTGGAAACACAGTAACTGGCATTAATTACAGAATACAAGCTTATCAAAAATTACGTTAATGAACCCCCTCCTGCAATCAATTTAATACATCAATAATATGGCAATTATAACATCAGGAAAAACCTTTGCTAACGGCGAACAGCTGTCAGCGGACAAACTTAATCAAGTAATCACGGCGGCGACCTTTAACGCATCCGACGCTGTTGATGGTAGTACGATGACCCTTATTGGGGGTGCGATGGCAGTTGCTGACGAGGGAATTGCCACGGCTAAAATAGCTGACAGTGCTGTTACAAAAGCTAAGATAGAAAATGTAGCCAACATGAAGGCCCTTGGCAATACATCTGGAAGTGCAGCGTCGCCTCAGGAGGTTGCTATTCTTGACGAGAATGATATGTCCTCGGACTCAGATACTTCGCTAGCGACACAGCAAAGCATCAAGGCTTATGTGGATGGTCTTCCAGGCATTAAAGCTCACTGCGTGTGGAACGGAACATTGACAGGAACCAATGCTCCTATCAGCGGAAGTGGAGTTACATCTGTAACCCGTAATTCTGCTGGTAATTATACTATTAATCTATCGGTGACGGCTCCATCTGCTAATTTCACAACCCTAGTAAGTTCAACCGCATTTAGTGGGTCGAGTCAAAACTTTTCAACTGGGGCTTACTCGGCCTCAACTACGACAGTTGAAGTAACCCGTGAGAGTTCAGCAGGTGTTGGTAACGATGGAACCTCTTCTACTCCACTTTCTTTTGCGGGTATTTGGTAACAATGAATCCCCTCCTGCAATCAGTTCAAGTAGCATTGCAAAATGCTGAGCAGAAAGAAGCCATTGACTTTATAGATAGGGTCGTGGATTTCTGTATTGAACACGAGAACGGGAAAGTATTTGATGGCTGGGAAGAAGAAATGATACGTCTTATGGTTGCATACCACTGGGCGAAGCAAACCTTAATTGTTCATCACAATGAAGACGAAACTATTAGGGGTGTATTTATGTGGTATAATTGCAACAGGGATGACGGATGGAATTTTATAAATAACTGGGAACCGGACAGAGAAGACGGAGATAGTATATTTTTAGCTTTTGTTTTTTCTG